CACTAAATAGTTATATTTGGAAAGTGAAGGAGAAAGAAGGAGGGACGACGCACTACAACTGAACAAAACAAAAAAGACTATTGTGTCAAAAAAAAAATAAAATAACAAAACTATGCCGTTATCACCAGACGCATGGGCACAAATAGGTACAACCCTATTTAACACAGGCTCACAATTATATACAAATCAACAAAACAGAAAAAATGCATTATCAGACTGGAACAGACAAAATGCATATAACGCTCCTGAGCAACAAATGCGAAGATTTCAGGAAGCAGGTTTAAACCCTAATCTTATATACAAACAAACTAATGAATCTGCACCAGTAAGAAGTACAGATTATGTAGCACCACAAATAAACGAAGGTTTACTGGATGTATTAGGAAAATCAAATGCTATAGAAGTACAAGATCTCAATAAAGAAGGTTTGCGATTAAGAAACGAAAATCAAGAATTACAAAATGATATACTAAGAGATACAATAAATGAACAAAAAGAAAAGTATGGTATACAAAACCGAGTACAAAACGCAACATATGACAATTTAATAGCTGGAGCCAATTTAAAAAGACAAGAATTATCACAAAAAAACACTATAAATCCTTTAGAAGTTATAAGGTTAGAAAGACAAAATAAAATGCTTGATCAACAATTTAAAGCATTATCACAAAACACTCAATTTCAGAAATTGTCACAACCAATTCAACTGGAAATTGCTAAATTAACTAGAGATAATTTGGAAAAAACAGGCAAATCAATAGATACAAGTACACAATTAAAAGAATTTCAAATGAGAATGAATACTTCTCTTGAAAATTTAGGTATAGGTACTGGATTAGTACAAGATATATTAAAAATATTAGTAAATAAAATTTTTTAATATGAGATTATATACACAAGACCAGATACTACGACTTATTAAGTTGTATAATACATCAGATAATTCAGAAAAAGAATTATTAAAAAAATATGTAGAACAGGCTTTATATAAATATTTTAATAACAAACTAAAAACAAAACAATGCGAAGAAGGAACTATCGACGCTCATCTCGAAAGGGCGGTTATGGCAAACGACGTAAAGTAAGCCGCACATACTATGTATCTCGCGGTGGAATTAGACTATAAAAAAAGGGGGTTAGTCACCCCCAAATTTAATTACTTAAAAAAAAAAAAATGGGAAAAAATCTCTTCAATTCCATAAAGTTACAAAGACCAAAAAAGAATGTCTTTGATCTCACGCATGACGTGAAATTATCAGCAGATATGGGTAATTTAACCCCTATTTTAACACTAGAATGTGTACCAGGTGATAAATTTGAATTAGGTTGCGAAAGCCTAATTAGATTTGCACCAATGATTGCTCCAGTTATGCATAGAATGGATGTAACTATGCATTATTTTTTTGTACCAAACAGAATTGTATGGTCAAATTGGGAAAAGTTTATAACAGATGCCAATAGTGGTTTAGTACAACCATATATGAATTATGGCGATTTTCCATCAGTATATACCCCAGCTATACAAAAATTTGCTGATTATATGGGAGTACCACCAGTACCAACAGGTGGTAGTGCACAACAAATTAATGCAATTCCTTTTGCAGCTTATCAATGTATATATAATGAATATTATCGTGATCAAAATTTAATAGCTCCTATTGATTATAAATTATCAGATGGCGAAAATAGTTTAACTGCAGCAAAAATTGATGCATTAATGACATTACGTAAAAGAGCATGGGAACATGACTATTTTACAGCATCATTACCTTTTGCACAAAAAGGTCAAGCAGTAGATATTCCATTAGGAGAAATTAATGGTGATGCTTTAGTAAAAACAACAGGACCTTCAACAACTGTATTAACTACAGGAGCTGGACAACCATTACCAAATGCCACATCAACACCACCTTATGCACCAAACACTATGTTTGCTGAAACAGATGGATTGGAATTACAACCAACTACAATTAATGATTTAAGAAGAGCTTTTAGACTTCAAGAATGGTTAGAGAAGAATGCACGTGGTGGTACCAGATATATTGAGAATATTTTAACACATTTTGGTGTTAAATCATCAGACAAACGTTTGCAACGTCCAGAATATATAACAGGAGTAAAAACACCTGTAGTTATTAGTGAAATTGTAAATACAACTGGTCAAGTTAATCAACCAGGACAAGATCAAGGTTTACCACAAGGAAATATGGCTGGTCATGGTATGAGTGTATCATCAGGACGTTCAGGTTCATATTTTTGTGAAGAACATGGTTACATTATAGGTATTATGTCAGTAATGCCAAAAACAGCATATCAACAAGGAATACCAAAAACATTTCTTAAAAATGATACATTAGATTATTTTTGGCCATCATTTGCACATATTGGTGAACAAGAAGTAACAACTAATGAATTATATGCTTATACACCAAATGCAAATCAAACATTTGGATATGTACCACGATATGCAGAATATAAATATATGCCATCAAGAGTTGCGGGAGAATTTCGAACAACCCTAGATTATTGGCATTTAGGTAGAAAATTTGCAACCGAACCATCATTAAACAGCGCATTTATTAATTGCGATGCAACAAAAAGGATTTTTGCTGTAAATACACCTGGACAAGATAGCTTATATTGTCATGTACTAAATAAAATAAAAGCAGTACGTCCTATGCCTAAATTTGGTACACCAATGTTTTAACATGTCAAGTAGGTGTATAACCCCTTTTTATAAAAAGGAACAAATAAAAGGAGAACATATACCATTTCCTTGTGGAAAATGCCCCCCATGTAAAAAACGACGTACTTCAGGTTGGTCGTTTAGATTAGTAAAAGAAGGAGAGCGGAGTAATACCGCTCTCTTTATAACATTAACATACGATACAGAATACGTACCTATAACAAATAATGGTTATATGACTTTAGATTTAAAAGATCTACAAAAATTTTTTAAACGATTAAGAAAATTAACTAATGAAAAACTTAAGTATTATGCAGTTGGCGAATATGGTTCAACCAAAAGCCGTCCGCATTATCATATTATTCTTTTTAATGCTAGTCCAGAAAATATTTCAAGGGCTTGGGCTCTTAATAATAAGCCTATTGGCTCTTATCATATTGGCAATGTTAGTTCTGCCAGTATCGGTTATACGTTAAAATATATGTCAAAAAATTCTAAAATTCCAATGCATCAAAATGATGATCGAAAAAAGGAATTTAGTGTAATGTCAAAAGGTTTAGGAAGTAATTATATAACTCAATCAATGATTAATTGGCATAAAAACAATTTAGAACAAAGAATGTATATTCCCATAGAAGATGGCAAAAAAATAGCAATGCCTCGTTATTATAAAGACAAAATGTATAATGAAGAAGAAAAGGATAAAATTGCTCAATACATGGTTAAAATAAGTGAAGAAATAGATTTAAAAATATCAAAAGAATTCAGCAGTTTTACTGAACAGGAAAAAGTAATATCTGAAAGACATATTTTTGCATTTAAAAAAATGCAAAAATTAGCTGAATTAGAAAGAAAAAACAATGATTTATGATAGTAAGAAACCAGTTTAATGCTCATCAATTTAATGATGATGAGATTAACGAATTACCAAGTGAAACAATACCTGATCAGTCAATGACTGTAAGAGAATTATTACGTAGATATGCAAGTGGATTACCACTTGCTGGAAGTAAAGAACCAATTTATGAAGGAGATGAAGGCGATGGAATTGATCCTCGCAGACTCGATTTAGCTGAAAGGCAAGAACTTGAAATAGCTGCTCGTCAAGAACTTGCTGAAATCGAAGAGCGTTTAAAGAGCAAAAAAGTAGAGAAAAGTAAGACTAAACTTACTGATGAACAGATTCAAGATATTGAATCACAAGATGTTGAAAACATTTAAAAACAGAGAAATACGGCTGTGCAAGTTTACTTGCATGGCTGTATTTATCAAGACAAGCGTAGCGCGTCAGAAAATAAGCACTAATTACCTTGA